TTCAACTTCGTTATGCGAACTATCCGAAGGACTATTTCATGGGTATGCTTCCTTCTTCTCAGTATGGTTCGGTAGCTGCTTTGCCTATATCCACTTTGTCTAATTTTTCTAATACTTCTATTGTTGCTCCCTCTTCTCAAGGCGTATTGGTTAATACTTCAGGCACTTCTGTCGCTCTTTCTTCTGCTGGTCCTGGGAATAATGCTCAATTACGTTTGAATGCTGATCTCTCCGCTCTCTCGATTCGTGCAACTGAATACTTGCAGCGCTGGAAAGAAGTAGTACAATTCTCTAGCAAGGATTATTCAGACCAGATGGCTGCTCAGTTCGGCATTAAAGCTCCTGAATACATGGGTAATCATTGTCATTATATTGGAGGTTGGTCTAGTGTAATCAATATCAATGAAGTAGTTAATACCAATCTTGATACTGATTCTTCCCAGGCATCTATTGCTGGCAAAGGTGTATCTAGTAATTCCGGATATACTCTCACTTATGATTGTGGTGCTGAGCATCAGATTATTATGTGTGTATATCATGCTGTACCTATGTTGGATTGGAATTTGACCGGTCAGGCTCCCCAGCTAACTGTTACTGCTATCTCTGACTTCCCGCAGCCCGCGTTTGACCAGCTTGGTATGCAGTCTGTCCCTGCTCTTAATCTTCATAATAATCCAGGTCGAAGCGTTTCTGGCGCTCTTGGTTATAATCTTCGATATTGGCAATGGAAATCTAATATTGATACCGTCCACGCTGGTTTCCGTGCTGGTGCTGCTTACCAGTCATGGGCTGCTCCTCTTGATGGCTGGCAGGTATTGACTGGCACTGGTACTTGGTCTTACCAATCTATGAAGGTTCGTCCTCAGCAGTTAAATTCTATTTTTGTCCCCCAAGTTGATGCTGCGAATTGTTCGGTTGCATTTGACCAGTTATTGTGTAATGTTAATTTCCAAGTGTATGCTGTTCAGAACTTGGATCGGAATGGTTTACCCTATTAATTATGTATCGTTATGAGAAATTTTGCTTATAAAAATCCTGATTTTGTTAAAAATGAGATTATTCCCGAATTGGTTGAGGATCATCCGTGTTATCAGCAATCTGTATATGATTCTGTCATGTACGATGAAACTCCAGATGGTGATTTGATTCAAGCTGATATGACCCAGATTTTGCTGAACCAAGAAAAATATCGTCGTTTGCTCGGTGATATGAACGTTCAGAATATCCTTGCCCAGATGCATCCTACTCAGTCTACTGTTATGGATGGCATGACGGATGAAGAACGGTTTGATTGTGTTGTTTCTCGTCATTGTCAGACTATGTCGGAGCGTCAGGCTGTATTACAGCAGTTGGCTAGTGAGCATTCAGAATTATCGGCTTATGCTGAGGCTATGTTGGCAGAGAATAAGGCAGTGCCGTCTTCGGATTCCGCTTCTGCCTCTTCTGAGTAATGGGTTTATTTGATGCTATAGCTTCTTCAGCTTCAAATCTTACCGACAATGTTGTCGGTATGGTTAATCAAAATCATCAGAATAAGGTTAATCTCCGTTTGATGCGTGAGCAAAATGCATTTAATGCTGCGCAGGCTCAAATTCAACGTGATTGGCAGCAACAAATGTGGGGAATGAATAATGCTTATAATTCTCCTAGTGCTATGATATCTCGTGGCTTGAACCCATTTGTCCAAGGTTCTGCTGCTATGGCTGGCTCTAGGTCCCCTGCATCTGGCGGAGCTGCTGCTACGGCTGCCCCTGCTCCTAGTATGCAAGCTTATAAACCTAATTTTTCTGGTGTATTCGAATCTCTGGCCTCTCTTGCTCAAGCTAAGGCTTCTGAAGCCGCAGCTGGCGAATCACATTCTCGTGCTCAGCAGACTGATACGGTAACCCCTCTTTTGCAAGACTATTATAGAGGTCTTACTAATTGGAAGAATTTGGCTATCGGTTCTTCTGGTTACTGGAATAAGGAAACAGGCCGTATATCTGCTGCTCTAGACCAGTCTACTGAAGCTCAAAATCTGAAGAATGCACAGTTTGCTGAACGTGTATCGGCTGCGCAGGAAACACAAATCTTGCTTAATTCTGAAGCCCAACGCACTATAAATAAATATATGGACCAGAATCAGCAGGCTGATTTGTTCATTAAGGCGCAAACACTAGTCAATCTTCAAGTTCAAGGTGCTCTTACGGAGAAACAGATTCAGACTGAAATCCAGCGTGCTATTCTTGTTTCTGCTGAAGCTTCTGGCAAGAAAATTGATAATCGTATAGCTTCTGAAACTGCTGATTCTCTGATTAAGGCTGCCAATGCTTCTCATGAATTGCAGTATCGTGATAGTATGTATGATTATAAGAATGTCAAGTTACGTAAGCATACGGAGTATAACACTTCTATGGCTCAGCAGAAAGCCGCTGAGTATGGTGCTGAATTGGCTCGTAAACAAGGTCGTACTCATTATTGGGATTCTGTAGCACGTGGTCTTGGTTCTATTGTCTCTGGTGCTGGTAGTGCAATTGGAGCTGGTGTTCGTCTAGGCTTTGGCAGTAGGAGATAACATACTTCAGGACTAGAAGCCTATCACGGCGTTTGAGTGATATACACCCGCCGCCCGCGTAGGGCCTGATCGAAAAATGGAGCGGAGCGACTTCCTTAAAGAAGCGTTCCGCTTCGGTATTTTAGCACGGAGTGCGCAAAGGCAGGTCTTATCTGGCCTGCCGTGCCTATACACCCTTGTATACATCTACTTGTTAATTAAGCGAAGCCCCTAGTTGTGTGCGAAGCAAATCCGAGTTATCCTCTCGGATTCTCCTTTCCCTTGTCCATAAACGCACAACTCACACTCTATGGTAGAATTCAAAAAAAGGAGTTTTCTTTTGGATTATAAAAAATAGTTTGTATATTTGCCCTCGGTTAGAAGTTACAACTATTATTAACATTTTAAAATTCTTACAATTATGCAAAAGTTTATTATTTCAGTTAAAGACAAAAACACTGGCCGTGATGTTATTTCGCCTTATATTGTCAATTCTCTCGATGGTCTTGGAGATTATTCTGAGCGAATTTCTCCGTTGGGTCTTATTGTTATTGTGGATTCGATTAAAGAAGAAAATAATTTTGTTGAACTTAAATCCCAAAATGATGAAAAGTAATAATATTTGGAAAATTGTAATTGGTGCTGTTTCTGCTGCTCTTGGTTATATACTTAATGCCATTGGACTATGAACTATACTCTTATGCATTTTTTTGAATACTTGTTGTATTCTAACGTTCATTTTTCGGTAACTAGCGCCAGGCGCACTCCTGATCAGAATAAAGCTTGCAATGGTGCTCCGAATTCTCAGCATCTTGTAGGTGAAGCTGTTGATATTAAGCCTTATGGCTCTACTACGTTTGATGAGTTGCTTGAAAAGATTCATTTTTTCTCTGATAATGTTTCGCCATTTGACCAGCTTATCATATATCCGACATTTATTCATATTTCGTTCTGTTTGCGTAATCGTCGACAGATAATAGATAAACGTAAATAATTATGAAATTTTCTCCCGATTTGCTTAAGACTGTTGATCATTGTCAGTATCGTTCGTTTATTACAAATAAGTATAATGGTGCGCGTATTGCGGTAGATTGTGGTCAATGCGATTATTGTATCCATAAGAAAGCCCAAAAAGCGTCCATGCGCGTGAAGACCGCTGGAAGTGCTTTTAAGTATTCTTATTTTGTTACACTTACTTATGATAATGAATATATTCCTCTTATGTCTTGTAAGGTTTTGCACAGTGATTATGACGATGTTGTAGGTATTTCGGGAGATATTCATTTTGGCCATGAATATCATAAATATATTCCTGTTTCCGAATATCAATGCGATGATAACTCCATGTTGCGTCATATATTCTTCGAGCAAGTACAAGGCACAGTGCCGTTTGACCGTGAGATTAAGGAATATGTTCCTGTTAAGGATAATTGGTTTCTTAGTATGGATGCTATTCGTAGCTTTATCGATAAAACGCAAACCGTTGATAAAACGGACTATTCCGCTTCTGAACAATATGGTCGTGATAATCTTATTCCCTTTTTAAACTATGTTGATGTTCAGAACTATATTAAAAGATTACGTAAATATTTATATAAGCAATTAGGTTCTTATGAAACGTTACATTTCTACGCTGTCGGTGAGTACGGCCCTGTTCATTTCCGTCCGCATTATCATATCTTATTATTCACAAACTCGGAAGAAGTCTCAAAGGTATTACGATACTGTCACAATAAGAGTTGGAAATTCGGTCGTTCAGATTTCCAGATTGCCCGAGGTGGAGCTTCTTCATACGTTTCGAGTTACGTTAATAGCCTTAGTTCTGCTCCCTTATTATATCGCTCATGCCGCGCGTTTAGACCCCGCTCGAGAGCGTCTCTCGGATTCTTTGAGAAAGGTTGCGATTTCGTGGAAGGTGAGGACCCTTATGCGCAGATTGAGCAAAAAATCGATTCTGTCGTTAATGGAAGAGTCTATAACTTCAACGGTGTCAGTATTCGGTCAACTCCACCCATTTCGTATATCCGTACCTTATTGCCCCGATTCTCGTCTGCTTGCAATGACGATAGTACTTCGATTACTCGAATTCTTCGCGCTGTGCACTCAACGCCAAAAAGAATTGCAAAATACGGATTCATCGACTATAAACAGGATTCAGTCTTGAGTCTTGTTCGTACTTATTATCAATATCTTAAGGCTAATTCTATTCTTACTGATGATGACAAAATTATATTACATTCTGCTCGGTGTCTTACTAGGTTCTGTAACAGTTCTAGTGATGTCGATGTTGAGTCTTATATTAATAGGTTATATAGGCTGTTCTTATATGTCTTTAAGTTCTTCCGTAACTGGCATTTGCCTTCCTTCGGCTCTGATATTGGTGCTTACTCCAATCGTATTCGTTTTATCATTAAAACAGGTATAGAGTATGAGAAGAAAAAAGATTATGAAAGTCTACGAGATGTACTCAGCATATGCGCCGCTAACCCGAATATATCGGATTGTATGTTTGCGTTGCCTGCGAACGGGCAGGAGCGTGATGTTCTGTCGAATGTTACATGTGAAACGGTTCAACTTCTTGAGCAACTCCGGTACCGTAGTGCGACATACTGTCGTAATATGATTAAGCATAAAAAACTCAATGATGCTAATAATATTTTTAACCGTATGGTTTAGTCGTGCGGTTTAATTTCTATAATTCTATAGTTTTTAATTTTATTAATTATGAGTGATTTTAATCCTTTAGGCCGAGCTAAAATTTCTACCCATCGGTCCTCTTTCGACTTGAGTTCGAAAAAGTTGTTTACTGCCAAAGTTGGTGAGATTCTTCCCTGTTATTGGCAGATTGCTATTCCTGGTTCCAAGTATCGTATCTCTTCGGACTGGTTTACCCGTACTGTTCCGGTAAATACCGCTGCTTATACCCGTATCAAGGAATATTACGATTTCTACGCTGTGCCATTGCGTCTGATTTCTCGTGCGCTTCCGCAGGCATTTACTCAGATGACGGACTATATGACTAGTGCTGCTAGTTCTACTGCTAATTCATCTGCGCTTACTGCTGTGCCCAATGTTCCTCAGAGCCTGCTTAATTCATTTTTTCAGATTGCTAATGCTGGTGACCAGCCTAACGTTCGTGATGATGCTGGCCTTCCTATCGTCTATGGTTCTTGTAAATTGCTTGATATGCTTGGTTATGGTTCTGTGATTGCATCTACCAATACTGGTAAGGCTGCTATTACTAAGAAGTATTTAGGTGTTGACACCGTTAGTGATGCTAATAATCCTCTGGTTTATCATGTTTCGCAAACTGTCAATGCTCTTCCATTTCTTGCTTATCAGAAAATCTACTATGATTTCTTCAGTAACTCTCAATGGGAAAAGCATAAGGCTTATGCCTATAATGTAGACTATTGGTCTGGTGTTGGTGGTATTTCATTGGTTACGGATATGGTTCAACTTCGTTATGCGAACTATCCGAAGGACTATTTCATGGGTATGCTTCCTTCTTCTCAGTATGGTTCGGTAGCTGC